TTCAAAACTCCGAGCAGGGCTTAGGTAGCACCATCCCAGCCGAGCTTATCGACACCGTAAGCCTTACGACTACCGCCCGCTTCCTGAACGCCAACAAGATTTTCTTTGACGGCGTTATCGAAGAATCAGAAAACCTGCGCTCGTTCTTGTACGACGCAGCTTCGTTGCAGCTATGTAATTTCACCATCAAGAATGGGCGGTTCGGCATGATGCCGGCACTTCCCTACGACAGCAACGGCAAAATCGCAGCACTACCGATCTCGGTGGAACAAATTTTCACTGCAGGCAACATTATCGAAGGCAGCCTGCAGCTCAGCTACCTAGATGCAGCACAGCGGATTGACACCACGGTGCAGGTGCAGTGGCGCGAAACACTAGAAAACGAGCTACCTACACCGCGCTCTGCCGTTGTTTCCTGGACCGATGCAAGCGGTGACACATCGAACCAGCAAAACATCGACCTCAGCGATTTTTGCACAAACCGCGCTCAGGCTTTGCTTACGGCAAAATTCCTGCTGGCAACACGGCGCCGCATCACTCATAGCATTGCCTTCAAAACTGTGCCAGATGGCCTGAGCATCGAGCCCGGCTCGTACATCCGCGTACTGACCACCAGCACCACATACTCAGCACAAAACAACGGTGCGATTACCGACGCTGGCACACTCGTCTCAGTCAGTTCCATCGCGGATGGTGACTACACCGCGCTTATTTACGACCCTGAATTTGGGCAAATTATCGAGCAGAGCATAACGATATCTGCAGGCGTTGTCCTTGACGACAATGTGCATGGCTGCCTGTTTACGCTGCTGACCCAGCAAAACAACCAAGCGATCTACCAAGTGGAGCAGCTAACCATTGAAGAGGATGGTCTGATCAGCATCTCAGCCATCCACGTTCCTGTGGACGAGAACGGCGCTAGCCTTGTTGCAGCAGACATTTTGACCGGCACGTTTGAGGTGCAGGAGTAATGACGTTTCCAGCACTGGTTCCAACAAGCCGCGAGTTCAGCCCAGGCGACTGGCCTGTTAAACGTTTCAATTCGCAGTCAGGATCCGAAATTCGTATTTTGTACGGCAACCAGCGCAGCAACGCAAAACTGTCGCTGAGTTACGACAACATTTCCGATAGCAACGCTCAGTTATTTTTAACGGACTACGACGCGCAATACGGCACGCTCCGTACATTTGATCTACCTGCTGCTGTGCTGACTGGAACATTGGTTGCGATGGAAGCACCAGCGGGCAGCAAGTGGCGCTATGAAGCCGAACCGCAACTGCGATCTGTTCGCCCCGGTCGCAGTAGCGTTACAGTAAATCTGGTGGCTGTCATCTAATGGCCAAAGTATTTACTGGCAAAGACGGCGCCCTGCTAATCGACGGTGCCACCCAACTCAAGGTTACAAACTGGACCCTGACTGGCAGCGTGGAGATGCTGGAGACCACCAGCCTCGGCAACGCGCAACGCACATACGCCCCCGGCGTCCAAGAATTCAACGGTAGCGCCACGCTTCTGTACTACAGCGATGACGCCGAGCGCAACGACGCAGCCGACGCACTGCGCAAGGTCTTGAAGGTTGACGGTGTAAGTGACGGCGATACCGTAGTAATCCGTCTGCGCCTTATTCAGGGCAACACAAATCACGACGTTTCTTTTACTGCCTATATCACCAGCGTTTCGTTTGGTGCCAGCGTCGGTGAAATTACGTCAGCACAAATCAGCTTCCAAACAACTGGAGCACTAAGTGAGGTGACGTTGTAATGGGAATTTACCTTGGCAATATCGGCAACATTGAGCTGACACGCAAATCGCTCGAAGGCTTTAAAGAATCTGTCGTCAATCCATCTGACGTAAACGGCACACGTCATCGTTTCAGTTTCGATTTCAACGAAGGTTTTCTGATTAGCGGCGACCTCGTTGCCATCAGCACAACAGACGGCACCGATCTCGACTTTGTGGCGCCCAGCGGCTGGAGCGATGGAACCGTCCACGAAAGCGGCAAGTGGTACGTCTTTGTCGACGAGCTTGGCGGCATCCGCCTGTACGACAACTTCAACGACAGCTTGGAAGGAAGTACCGCCGGACTTGTTGAACTTGCCGATATCAACCGCGACATTCCCATAAAAGTAGAAATTGAAGACCTTGCAGGTAGGTTGCTGGCATCAATCAGCGACTACGAACTGAATACAACACGCGAAACGGTTGATGTTACAACGCTTTCGGACGAGCACCGCCAGCAATACAGCAGCCTGATCAGCGGCAGTGGTCGACTTACTGCGCAGTGGGATTACGTCAACGAGATCAATCAGGAGCCTGTGCATTACCTGATGCAACTGGTACTGCGCACGGAAATCGGCTCTGCCTTCCACGCAAAGTTTTTCATTAAAACCTTGGGTGCCACTGCGAACGCTGGATCTTTTGCGGGCTCGCAGGTCAACGATCAAGTGTGGTGGGAATTTGATGCGATTGTGACGGGCAGCGCTACAAGTTTTGCCCCTGGCGACATTGTGGTTTCGACGATTGATTTTGTAGCGACAGGACCGATCCGTTTGCGTGCCAACACGACGCCGCGCTTTAAGTTGCTCCAAGAAACAGGTGATCCTATTGTGCTTGAACAGGGCGGAGGCTATCTCCTCCTTGAAGGCAACGATGAGTAAACTAAGTACGCCGGAACGAGAGGCTAGCTGTGTCTGACCTGAAGATCAGCGAACTACCCCAGCTAGCTGGCGCAAACCTTGCTGCCAACGACCTGCTGGCCGTCGCTGATACCAGCGCCAGCGAGACACGCAGCATCACGATCTCGGACGGCATTGGCAAGGCTGTCACGCTGATTGCCGACGACACAATCCCGAGCGCAAAAGTTCTGTTCGCTGCTGGCTCAGTCCCAGGCAGCGCCATCGAAGGCGAAACGGTCAATACTTCCCAGCTCGCCAACGACGCTGTAAACGCTGCCAAGCTTGCAAACAATTCTGTAACGCGCCTTGTCAGCACGCTTCCGGTAACTGGTGACTTCACTGGTCAGTTCGCTCTCGATACCGACGACCTCAAGCTCTACTGCTGGGACGGCTCTACCTGGCAAGCAATCAAAGCCGGCGGTTCCGTCAACACCGTAATCGGCGGCAGTGCTGGCGTTGTCAATATCACGGTCACTCAAACTGGGGATAGCGTCACCCTTAACACCACGCTCGACAATACCGATGCCGCCAGCCAGTTCTTGGCTGGTCCAACGTCCGGCGCCGGTTCCGTCACCTATCGCGTGATTGCTCCGGCAGATCTGCCGACTGCTACAACCACGGAAAAGGGTGCTGTTCTTGTGAACGGCAACGGTCTCGCCATGAGCGGGAACCAAATCGTCATTGATAACACGGTCACACAAAACATAGGCACATATCACGTTGTTAGCTACAACGCCAAGGGCTTAATCACCGATGGACGCGCTCTGATTGGCGCGGATGTACCCGTCGCCACATCCGGAACAGTCGGTGTTGTTGCGCCTGGCGCCGGCCTCGGTGTTAACGCTGCTGGCACCATCAGCCACACCAACACCGTTACACCCGGCACCTACGAAAAAGTCACTGTTGATGCCCAGGGGCACGTCACTACGGGCGGCAACCTAGTCAGCGCAGATCTGACTGACATTGAATTCAGTGCCAGCCAACTTACTAGCGGCACGATCAATGCAGCCCGTTTTGCTGCTAATTCGATTGAAGGGACCAAACTTTCAAACAACGCTGTCACCAAAATCGGTGGCGCAGGCTCAACTAATGGCGTCGTTGTATTCCCCACTCCTGATTACAACGGACAGTATTTTTATGATTCCCTAAACGGCGACCTCTACCTATACGACGGTAACGCTTGGCAACCGATCACCATCACCGCAGGCGAAATCATCTTTGCTGGTACGTTTAGCGCCAACCCTACTTACAACAGCGGCGCCGGCAAAATCCTCACTCTGACCAGCGCAGGCACCGCACTGGGCCTTTCTGTTAATAGTGCGCTACCCGCTGCATCTGGCACCAACAGTCGCTATTACTTCGTCGTCAGCGAGGGCGGCACCCCTACCACGGGTAACGCGCCACTTGTTGCTTTGGCACCACCTGACATTGTGTTGTCGGATGGCACAGCTTGGACACATGTTGATGTGTCGTCCACTGTGGCAGCACAGACAGCATCAAACATCACAACAACTGCAATTTCTGGTCTTACAGGCAGCAATGTCCAAGACATGCTGTCATCCCTTAATAACGTAAAAGCAAATAAAGCTGGTGACACATTTACTGGCAATGTAACGCTAAACAATGTAAGCCTTGTATTTGATACAAGCGGTAGCTTTAACACTACTGTGACATCCGCTGCCAATAACGGCGCAGATCGTACAATCACTATCCCAGCCCAAGCCGGCACAATGCTGGTAAGCGGCAACGCCAGTATTGTCGATGCCGATATCAGTGCATCCGCTGAAGTCGCTGTTAGCAAACTGGCAAACGGTACAGCCAGGCAATTACTGCAAACAGATGCCGCTGGCACTGCTGTCGAATGGACCAGCAATGTCGATATTCCTGGGACACTAGATGTAACGGGTGCGGCTGTATTTGATTCGACAGTATCTGCCACTGGAGCTGCAACCGCAGCAAGGTTTATTCCTAGTGGAAGCACTGTCCCAACCAACGGTGTGTATCTACCTTCCGCAAATACTCTTGGGCTTGCGGCTAACAGTACTGAACGATTGACCATTGATACTAACGGCAAAACTATTCTAAAAACTAGGTCTTCTATCAGCGGCGGCGGATTTATTGTCGCTCAGCAAAATGCAACAAACAACCCGGCCTTATACCTCGGTCATCTAAGCAGCACCGCGACAAATACTATTATTTCCTATTACGACAACTATACCTCCCTTACGGCATTAAATTTTACAGCTACATCATACAAATTCGATATCGCAAGCGGTGTAGAAGTACTGCGATTTACGGACGGTAGCGAAGTCTTGATCGGTTACACAACCGATAACGGCGCCTACAAACTGCAGGTTAACAGCCAGATCTTTGCAACAAGCTCCACTATCGCAACTTCCGATGGTCGGTACAAGGAAAATGTTGCCACTCTCGGCGGTTGTTTAGATATCGTCAAAGCGTTACGTCCGGTTAGTTTTACATGGAAGCCGCAACAAGACATTTACGGTCTTGACGATGCCGGTAAGAACAAACTACTGCGCGAAAAGCACAATTTCCCTGCAGGGACACAAGTCGGATTTGTCGCACAAGAAGTCCAAACTGTACTTAAAAATAAACCGTGGCTTGGAAGTATTATCAAGGAAAATAAACGCGCTGCCGTTTTAGACGAAAAAGGCAAAGAGCTGGTGCCCGAAGAACAGTTCTACGGGATTGCGGAAGGTAATTTAATAGCGGTGTTGACAAGCGCACTACAGGAGGCTGTTAAGCGCATTGAAAACCTCGAAAGCAAACTCGCTAACCTTTAGGAGAGGCGCCAGCAACCATGATTACCCCCGCTAGCTACGACATCACGATTTACCAGAACGCCACCTGGAAGGGCACGTTCCGCGCCACGCAGAATCGGCAGACAGTAACCAGCATTAGCATTGCTGGTGGCACGCCGACTTTTAACTGCGACTGCCACGGGTTAGTTGCAAACGACAAGGTGGTGTTTACGGGTGGCACAACCATCCCCTGCGGTTTGACGCTGAACACGATCTATTACGTGATCAGCGCTGGGCTGACCACGAGTGCATTTCAAGTTTCTGCCAGCAGCGGCGGCAGCTCCATCAGCGTGACCGGCACAGCCACTGGAACGTTCTATGTTGCTGAACCTCTTGACTTGACCAGTTACGGAGTTGATGCCGACATTCGTGGCCTGACTAACAACGAAAGCGTTGGCACCTTTACAACTTCGGTTACAAGTGCAGCAAACGGTGAATTTGAGTTGACACTGACTCCGGCTACAACCGTTGCTTTTGAGGTCGGGCGCTATGGCTACGACATCAGCCTGACTACCGCAGGCGGTGAGCGTTACTATTGGCTTACGGGTGTTGCCACCGTGCAACGTACTTATTCGCGGAACTGATCCATGTCTTCCGAAGTGCAGATTGCGGTCATCGACCAGCAAGACACGCAGATTGTGCTGGCAGTTCCAGGCGTCCAAGGCGCCACGGGCAGCAACCTCCCTACTGGCGGCACAGCCAACCAAGTGCTTCGGAAGGCGAGCAGCACCAACTACGACACCGATTGGTCCCTAGTGACCAATGCAATGGTGGACGGCAGCGCCGCGATTGCTGGCACCAAGATCAGCCCTAACTTCGGCAGTCAGAACGTCGTCACGACTGGCACTAGCACGGCTGCATCGTTCATCCCAACCAGCAGCAGCGTCCCCACCAACGGCGTTTATCTACCTTCCGCAAATAACGTAGCCATCTCGACTAATGGTGTTCAGCGCATGAACATCGAAGCTGATGGTGACATAAACATTGATAGCGGCGGTGTGTTCTATGACGCTACCAATAACAGACTAGCGATTGGCACTACGAGCCCCAGTAGAAAACTAGAAGTCTCCGATGCAGGTGTTGACAACTTTATTCGTGTCGACTCTAATGGTGCAACAAAAACCGGTATTGAGTTTGCCAGTAGTGCAACGGTCTATAGCCAATTGTATTTTAACAATGTGGCTCCTTATGATCTTTCATTACTACAACAATACACAACCGGATCTTTGATTTTCGGCACTAACAACACCGAACGCGCCCGCATCGACAGCTCCGGCAGGTTGTTAGTTGGCACGTCTAGTGGTACCAACGTTTCGACAATTACCTGCCAAGGCAATTCGGGTGCTGCAGGAACTGAGGCGTTTCTAAGACTGAATCGCGGGACAGCAACACCCGCAGATGGAAGCACACTTGGAGCAATTGTTTTTGGTGACTCTGCGGAGTCTGATGGTGCCTATGTTTACGCTCAACGCGATGGAGGCACTTGGAGTGCATCATCAAAACCAACAAGGTTAGTGTTCTCCGTTACTGCGGATGGGGCGTCATCACCAACTGAGGCGATGCGCATCAAGAATACACGGGTGATCAATTTCTCCAACGCGCCCGTTTATGCTGATAATGCTGCCGCTAAAACTGGCGGCCTTGTTGACGGAGATGTGTACCGCACCTCCACTGGTGATCTGAAGATCGTTTACACCTGATGCCCGCAGACGAGCCTGAAGCCCAGTAGTCACCTTCACTAAAGGGTGAGCAGCCGACCCTTCCCAACTGGCTGTAACACGATTACTCTGGTACCACTGCCACTACTTTCATGGCTGACACTGTATTTACTTGGGCAATCGCCAACCTCGAACGCGAAACCGAGGACGGCTTTGTGTTTACCGCCCACTACACAATCAACGCCAACGACGGCACCTATTCCAGTGGTGCATACGGCAGCATCGGTTTTCAACGCCCTGACAACCTAATCCCCTACGCCGACCTCACCGAAGACACCGTGATCGGCTGGGTCAAAGAAGCACTAGGCGGTGACGAAAAGGTTGCCGAGATCGAAGCTGCACTGCAAGCCCAGATCGACGAGCAGCGCAGCCCTAGCAAGGCTGCAGGTGTGCCCTGGTAGATAGGGTGGCAGGTGGCCGGTCCTCACGCGGTGCTGGCCTCGCCGCAGCCTGCCACTGCGGATCGCCTAAACGCATCAAAAGGGTTTAGGTGTCAAGCTTAGCGGGTAGCTAAGCTGATGGCATGATCGAGCTGATCGCTGCTATCGCTGGGGCGTCGATCTCCGTTGCTGCAATGGGCGCAATGGGCTTTAGCCGCCGCAATGATGAAGCGCGGGATGCAGTCATCCGATTGACCAGCGCAGTGGAACACATTGCCACGCAACTAGAAGTGCTGCACACCGATATCAAAGAAGACCGCAAGGAAACCTTTACGCGGCTAAATACGGTTGAGCAAAGGGTATCTAAACTAGAGGCACAGCCGCGGGCGCGTTAATCATGGATCGTTTTGCTGACTACATTGCTTTGATAGTTGCTATTCATGGCGTTGCTTTGATCGTAGTCAACTTGACCCCTACACCCAAAGACAACGCAGCACTTGGCGCCACCACTAAGGCAGCAGTCAAGATGTATAGGGCCATTGAGATCCTTGCTGGCGTGATCACTCCGTTTGTCAAGCGATGATTAAGCTGAGCGATCTGTTCAAGTACTACAAACACGGCACGCCGCATCAAATGGCGGCCATCTCTGAATTGGAGGCTGAGTTACTAAAGGTTGCGCCTGAAGTCTTCAACAGGGATCAGCCGTGGTACAAGACCTGGCAGGCTGGCGGCAAGTTGCATAATTATGAGCCAGCCATAAAACTCATTAAAGAGTTTGAGGGTGTGCATCTCAGCGCTTATCCAGATCCGCTGCACGGATGGGATGTGGCAACCATTGGCTATGGCACCACGCGCTACCCAGACGGCCGTAAGGTGCAACGCGGCGACAAGATCACCGTAATCGACGCCGACCAGTTACTGGCACTTGAGGTTGAACGCATTGCGGCAAAACTGCGGAATAATGTCCCGTTTTGGAATGAAATGACAAAAAACAAGCAATGCGCGCTGATTTCATTCGCCTACAACCTTGGTGCTGACTTTTACTGCAGCACTGGCTTTGAGACCATCAGTAAATGCCTTGTTGGCAAGGATTGGCAGGCGGTGCCAGCAGCAATGGAGCTGTACCGCAACCCAGGCAGTGTTGTAGAGGCAGGTTTGCTACGTCGTCGCCGCGCAGAAGGCAGGCTATGGGCCGGTGAGCAACAACAGGATCCAGCCAAGCTGTCGCCCAATAGTGCATTTACAGCTCGCATTACGCCGCACGTGCAGCTTGGTGAGTTTGCGCTATTTCAAGAAGCGCGGCGCTTTGACCATCAATACCAGCTCGACACAGCAGCAGAACTGGCAGCATTTCTTGAGCGTGCACGTGTCAAGTTTGGCGGTAAGCCTGTGGTCATCACCAGCGGCTATCGCCCGCGTGCAATTAATACAGCAGTAGGTGGTTCCAGCGGCAGTGAACACCTATACGATGCACCAAGCGTTGGTGCGGTTGATTTCTACATCCGTGAAGTCAACATCAACCACGTGCAAGATTGGTGCGATGCAAATTGGCCATATTCATTGGGCTACGGCGCACCTAAAGGATTTGTGCATTTAGGAATACGAAGCGGTCGCCCTCGCGTTAGGTGGGACTATTAGACTGCAGTGTAAGCCGCTACCAACGGCATGGCGATTACATCAACACGACTATCGCCAGAGCTGCTAGAGGTACGCATACCTTACACTAGCGTCAAGCAGCCAGTCACATTTCTACTTGCGTCTGATGTCCATTTAGATAATCCGAAGTGCAATCGTGGATTACTTAAGCAACACCTAGAAGAATGCAAAACCATTGGCGGTCGTGCATTGTTTTTTGGTGATGTAATGTGCCTGATGCAAGGCAAGAAAGATAGACGTGGCAGTAAGGGCGACATACGACCAGAGCATCTTGGCGGTAACTATTTTGATCTAGTCTTTCGTGAGTCAGCAGATTTCTTAAAGCCATACGGTGAAATGATCCTGATGATGGGTGACGGCAACCATGAAACTGCTGTGCTCAACAATCAAGAAATTGATCCATTAGAAAATGTAGTTCGGCTTATGCGCAATGATGGCGCTGTAACTGAACATATGGGTTATCAAGGCTTTGTGCGTTTTGTATTTGAACGCAAGGAAGGCGGCGTCAGGCGCTGCACATTATTTTTTCATCACGGTGCATGGGGCGGCATCGTCACTAAAGGTACTATGGGCGGTGGTCGCTATGCGCAAATTGCACCTGATGCTGATATCGTATTAAATGGTCACAACCATGAGCGCAGCATTGTCGCCCATCCGTGTTATCGGATTAGCGAAAATGGTAAAGCATGGATTGAGCAGCGCTGGCATTTGCAAACTGGAACATACAAACAAGAGTTTGGCGGTACTGGCGGCTGGGCAGTTGAACGTATTGTGATGCCTAAATCGCTTGGCGGTATCTGGCTTGATTTAACACCACGTGCGCGCGGCGGCGTTGATGTTACGTGCCGCCCAACGGTCTAAGTGGATCATTGCATTGATGGCACCAACCTCATCCCAAAACGCAGTGCAAAACACAAATTCCGGCAAGAGATCTTCAAGGCATGGCAGCATCAATGCGCTTACTGCGGAGATGCAGCTGACACGTTAGATCACGTCAAGCCGCGCCATAAAGGTGGCGCTACTGTGACGACTAACCTTGTGCCAGCTTGCAGGCCATGCAATCGAAAGAAGGGCAGCGAAGAATGGCAGCAGTGGTTCAATCGGCAGGATTCCTATCTGCTAGATCGTGAGCTTGCTGTGCTGCACTGGATTCAAGCATCTGATGATAAAACACCCTAGCCTGCCATTCTTGCTGGTGATCTTTACACATTCCCGCTAGGCAGACCCTCCAGACGTTCCCGACTTTCTGTATTGTTGGCGCCAAGTGGAGTGCCTGCCAGCGGGTTGCCTATCAGCATACGAAGGCGGTTGATGCCACGCCTTTGTATTTCGCACATGCGCGCACGTGATAGGCCCATGCGCTTTTCTAGGTCATCCCATGGCACTGGATTGCGACTGTTGCGTGCGTAGATGATTTCACGTGTACGAGCATCTAAATGCTCGTCGCAATAGTCGCGCACTGTTTCAAGTTGCCAATCGTACTCAACGTCGTATTGTCTTTGATCGGCGATAATGTCAAGAATGTTAGATGATTCATCTTGTGCAGGCTTATCAAGGCTTGTTACTCGATAAGCCTGTTGCAATGTGTCAGATATCACCTTAGGTGTCACATCAAGCACTGCAGCAAGCTCCGCCATGGTTGCTGTGCGTCCGTGCTCTTGCGCAAATGCCTGCGCTGTCTTGTTGAGCTTGATCAGCATTTCATGCACGCCAAGAGGCAGCCTGATGATTGGGTCGTATTGAATCAATGCGCGGCCAATAGATTGACGGATCCACCAGTAGGCGTAGGTGCTGAACTTGTAACCACGGGTGTAGTCAAACAACTCGACCGCGCGCGCAAGACCGATGTTGCCCTCCTGGATCAGATCCAGCATGTCAAGCGTTTGCGTGTTGCGCCTGCTGTACTTGCGTGCAACATGCACTACAAGCTGCAGGTTGGATTGCATAAACTTTTGCCGCGCGCGCTCACCGCTGCGTAGTTCGCGGCGTTCTTGTGTCGTTAAAGGTCTTTCAAGATCCTTTAATTCTCTCCACTTTGAGACTCGGCGGCCAAGTTGTATCTCTTGTTGCGGTGTTAAAAGTGGATACCGCGCGATACTGTTTAAGTAGTCGCCAATAGCGTCAGACATGGAAAATCCGTTAGTACATACAATGGAAGCACAATTTCACGGCGCTGCCAATGCTGCGCAGTTACGTGCGTTACATGCTGCAGCAGATTGGGGCGGACTGCTGGAATATGCGCTGTTGATAGCCGAGCAAGAAGCAAGCCAGCGGTCTCAAATCCACTGGCTTGTGCAGGAAGCGTCGGCAGCGTTGCGGACTGGT